AAGGCATCGCCGAACACCGTCTCGATCACGGAGCCCGCGTGCAGGCCGCCCGCGGCCGAGCCAGTCCGAGCCATGCGCACCGAACCAGTCGCGTAGGCCCCGAGTGGAGCCGTGCCGGCGGTGAGCCCGCGGTAGAGCCGCTCCACGGCGAGCGAGGCGCGGGCCAGAACCATCGCCTCCTCGTAGAGGATCTCGCCGCCATCGCCGTCGATCCGCGAGTCCCACCACTCTTGCGGCACGGTCTTGCGCGCGAGAGCAAGGAGATCCGCTTGGCTCTTGGCAGAGACGATCACTGGTTCACCTTCACGCGGTCGGCGCTTGTTCGGATTACCTCCGTGGCCGTGGGCACGACATCGGCAGCGGGAGCGGCGACCTGTACGCTGTTCTTCGCCACGGCGAAGTCGCTGCGCACCGCTTCATAGATGGCGTTCAGCATGAGCTTCTCGCCGATCCTGAGCGAGTTCACAAAGGCAACGACGGCCGCGCGAACACGGTTGACCGCCGAGACGGAATCTTGTCCGGCCATGACGGCGAACTCCACGTCCACGTCAAGCCACTGAATGGTCGCGGCGACCGGAGAGACGTAGACGCCGCACGGGCGCCATTCGTCGAGCACGGCCAGCACGGCGTCAGCAAGGGCCTGGTTCGCGTTGCCTTCGGAATCAGCTACCGCGAGCTGCACGGCCAAGCCCACGGTGTTGCCCGCCAAGTCCGTGAGGGCCGTCTCCGTTGCCTCAGCCATGCCCACGCCGTCTACGTCCAGCGCGCCGAACTCCACGGCCGCCAGCGTGCCACGGCGTGCCGAGAGCCAGTATCGGCGTGCCCGGGCCCGGAACGCATCATCATCCTCGCGAGCGGAACCACCGGCCGCGACGGCCGCGTTTGTGACGGTAAATGTGCTGTCGAACAGGGCGACCGGCAGAATATTGATGGCCCCGGCCACTACATTGCCCTGCTCACCAGCCATGGAGCAGATCGCCTCCACGTCCGCGGTCAGCAGGTACGAGGGGAAGATCAGATCGTCGAGCGTCCAGAACTCGATTCCGGCCGCAGTCTGCGCCTTGGTTCCGGCGGCAACGGTTCCGCTGGCCGAGCCCGTGCGCGAGAATGTCAGCACGACGCGAGCGCATGCTGCGTCGTTGCGCAGCAATCCGAACCAGTCCCAGACGATGCGATCCAGCGCCTCGCCTCGGGCTGTCGAGAGAAGACGATCTTGCAGTGCAATGCCGACCTGTCGCGCGACCTCTTCGGCCATGGTCGCGGGCACGGCCACAATGGCGTTCGCATCCGTGCCGCGCTTGTCCACGACGGCCGCCTGGAGTTTGCTCTGGCGGGCCAGGATCTCGTCTCGGCCGATCTTGAAGAAGTCCGCGAAGCGCGGCAGCATGGGCGCCTCCTACCCGTTGCCCGTGACGCCGAATGCGTCCGTGATCGTCCCGAGCTTGGTTTGCACGACGGCGCCGAACACGACCTCGCCGCCGCCGCGATCCTCGACCGTCACCAGGGCGTCACGCACGAGCGGCAAGGCCAGGATCTCGGCCTTGCATGCGCTGGCCGCGGCCTGGAGTCGTGCAGGGCCGCCAAGCGACTTGTTCTTGACGCCCGCGCCGAACCCCGGCTCATGCGCCCATTCGCCGGCCGCCGTCGTGAGGGCGCGGAAGATCAGCTTCCGCAGCGTCTCCACGCTCGGGCTGAGAGCATAGTCGCCATGCTCCATGATCGACAGGTGCCCCGTCACCAGGTCGCAAGCTAGATCCTCCAAGCCCGCCACGGTCTCCACGGCCGCCTGCATGGGCATGAGCTTGGGCGCTGCGCCGTAGTAACTCGCGCTGCTCGTCTGCACATAGGCTCCGCCCCCGAGCGCGGCGATGAACTCCGATGCCGTCACGGTCGCGGCTTCGTACTGCCGGACCTCTGCCGCCGCAAAGCACAGCCTCACCGTCGTGGTGTCCACCACCTCGATCCCGAGCAGATCCGGAATCGCCTTGCCGTCGGAACGCACAACGGCCCAGTTAGCCGGATTCAGCGCGTCGTCGTCGTAGAGCTCGCCGTCCATCTCGACGGGAAGATCAAAACGCGCAATGAGCCCATGCTCGCTGTCGTGGTAAGCCCGCATGAGCTTCGGCCGCACCCACACGTCATAGTGCAGGATCGCGAAGCTGCACGTCGTCGCGGGGCCTGTAGGAGCGAGCCAGAAAGCGGCCACGGACTACCTCACCACGGGAACATGAGCCCGTTGTACACGATCCTGTTGCCCGCCGTGTTCGCGGTCCCGTCCGCGACCGCGGCATCAGTGCGGTATACCTCGCAAAGCCAGCCCACGACCTTGTTGATGCTCCGGTCCTGAATCAAGATCGGATAGCCCGCCGGCTCGCTTGCCGCCTTGGTCAGCATGTAGCCGTCCATGCTCAGGCCGTTGTCCATCACGGCGTTGTTGAACCCGAGCCAGGCGGCGTTGGGCACGCGGCCCTGCGGCACGGCCCCCCTGCCCCAGTGGCCCGCCACGTCATCCCACTTGGGGTAGCCGCAGAAGAAGACGGCCGGCTTGGTCACGAGCGACGGCTCGAAGTCATACATGGCCCCGGCATAGAAGCTCGTGTCCCATGAGCCACTGATGCTCTCGTCGCCGAGCAGCAGGAACGCACTGTTGTCCACGACGCCGTTGAGCGCATGCTCGACGACGGCCAGGTGGAAGACGGTTGCGGCGTTGTTGCCCGAGCCAGCGCCACGCGCGTACAGGAGCCCCGTGAAGAGCGCCGCGCCGAATGTCTTGGTCCCGGTGTCCCATCCGCCATCGGGCGCAAGGCCAGCGACAAGGCCGGTGTACGGTCCCGCGTAGCCGCCGATGGCCAGGGCCGCGTTCGTCGCGCCGAACATGATCTGATGCTTGACCCCGCCCCAGGCATAGGCGCTCTCGACAACGAGGAAGGCGCCAGAAGTCGGCCCTGTCTCCGAGGTCCAGTTGCCGGCCGCGCCCGGATACGCCTCCACAACGCTGTAGTGTCCGGGGAAGTTCGACGGGAGCCAGTTCGTGAAGAAGTAGTAAATGTGCCAGAGGATGCGCGTCGCGTTCGTCCCGGCCGTCACGAGATTGCGCCGTACCTTCCACGATGCCGCCATGTCTGCCTCCTACTCCCGCGTGACCGAGCACGCCGGGACCTTGATGCCGCAGCCGTCCTCGTAGACGAACGGCCATACATACGTCAGCCAGAAACTCATCGAGCCCTCCTACGGCAGCGGACCAGCCGCGTGCCAGTTGAGCGTCCCGCTCGATCCGGCCACACCCTCCAGGTGTAGCACGATGCTCTTGTGATCCGCCGCAGGCGTGACGCTACGGATCAGCGGCTGCGAGCCTACGGCGGTCACGAAGGCCACGGTCAGGTCATACGTGTCATCGAGGAACGCGAGCGGGAATGTGATCGTCACGTCGAACACAGCCGGCGCGCCCACGAGCGGCCCCCAGGCAACGGGCGCCGTGTAGCCGCCGCCGTGAAACCAGGCGTGGCCGCCGTATCGCACTTCCATCGTCGTGAACGTGGGCACGTGTCCCTCCTATGCCGGGGCCGAGTAGGCGCGCGCGCTCTTGCCCCGCTCGCCCATGAGCCTCCCGATGCAGTCCGCCAGGTCAAGCGCCAGCGACGGCGACGGCAGCGCCGTGCCGCCGTCCACGGGATGCGAGTGATTGATCAAGGCCACATAGGCCAGGTGAATCACGGTCATGAGCGGGTAGAACAAGGCCAACTCAAGGGCGCCGCCAGCGACCTCGACTCGGCCCGCGTCGAGATGGATCGCCATGCCAGACGGCGCCATGAACCATGCGTCGTCGCCACTCACGGGCAACGCGTGGGCCTGATTGTGCAGCCCGGCGATGGCGTAGCCACCCGCGTTCGGGTCGCCGCTCGGGAACACGCACAGCACCTCCGCGTCCTTGGGGGCGGGCAGGTACAATGCGGCGCCAGAGCCCATGGCGAATCCAACCTGCTTGACACGACAGCGCCAGCCCTCGGGCTTTGCGCGCACGTCGAGCCAGCGGCCCTGGGCATTGGTCACAACGGCCTCGACGATTCCCGTGATGGCCCAGATCCGCGGGTCAATGCCGGGGCGGGAGAAGAAGTCGGCCGCGCGCTGTGCGTTCATGCGAGCCCTCCCGCGAGGTCTATGTCCAAGGTCCCCGCCTTGAGTTCCTTCTCGATCCGCGCGACCTGATAGTTGATTGCCGTGCCGTGGCAAGAGTAGCCGTCATCGGCAGACCATCCGTGCTCGATCGTCTGGACGTACCATTGCCGCACTGCGTTGTCATCTTGGCCGCTGATCTCGGCGGCCACGTCTGCGGCGGTCTTCTTGTCGTGGCCGAGCTTCACGAGCCAGGCCGTAAGCTGCTTCTCGCCATACGCAGCGATGCGCGGACTCGTGCCGATGGCTCCTTGGCCCGTCTCCTGGCCCGTGCCTTCCTCCGCGTCATAGATCTCCACGGGCGAGCCAGGCTTCAACTCCAGCAGATCCGGATCGTAGTTGTCTCCGCCATAGGAAGCGAGGCTACTGGTCGTCCACTCCGTATTCATGTCGGCACGACCCGTTTCCTCGAAGACCTGTCTGGCGATCTCCTTCAGGTCGGCCTCACTTGTGAATCCGGTCACGACCTGCTGGCGGACTTCCTCGCTGGCCCATAGGCCCTTGGCGTCCACCTTGGTCGCGCGGGCCTTCTCCGGCCAGCGGGCCTTGATGATCTTGTTGCCGTCCGCGCAGACGACTTCGATGGTCGGCGCCTTGACGCGGCCCAGGGTCTTGCGTTCATCGAGACTCGCTAGGTTGCTGCCGTAGACCAGGGCTGGATTCTCCAGAGCTTCGTCCGTGATCGGGTGCCTGCGCTCCCGCGCGGAGAACGGAACGATCTCCATAACGGCACCCGTTCGCGCGTCGGCGACCTTGCGCGCGGCGCTCGCGGAGAAGATGGAGGTGGGGCGCGCGAGGACAAACCGCCCGAGCGGTCGCGGGCCGCCGCTCGGGTCCTCGCCCTGCCACACATCGGCATAGCAGACAAGGCCCAGGCCGACGCTCAGATCGGTCATGAGATCCCAATACTTCTCGTTGGCGATCTTCGGCGCGCGGAAGGGCTTTGCGCCACCTCCGGCCGTCTGTGCCTTCCCATTGGCAAGGAAGATCTCGCCCGGCTTGAATCCGTCCAGGTGGAGCGGCAGGCCCTTGGTCGGCGGCAGGCCGTCCAGGAGCGAGAGAAAGATCTGCTCCACTGGCAGGCTCCAGTCGGTGTCGCGGTATACGTCCGGGTGGACCTCGTTGTCGATCAGGTCGCTCGTGAAGTCCCGGAACGCCGCGGACAGCACCTCGCCGCCCGATGAGCGAGACAGCCCGATCTCATGCGTAGAACCGACGAACCGCAGCATGGCCGGCGAGATCATGTCCACCGCGCCGATGCCAGCCGGACCCCATGCGGATTTCAGCACAGTAGGGCTGATGCCCTTGCGCACTGCCTCCTGCCACGTCGCCGGGCCGATGGTCCCCATGTATGCCGCCACGGAGAGCGAGCGGATGAACTTTGGCTTGATGGGCAACTCCTGGGCGCGGAAGCTCAGATTGCACTCGTCCGCCTGACGGTAGGAGTTGCGGCGTATGGACATCGTGCTCGGCACTATGGGTATGCGGATCGAGAGCCCGTCGTCGGCGACGGCTTCGTTTGGATCTCCTGGCAGATTGTATTTCGCGATCTTCCCGCCTTTGAGCGTTGCGATGGCCTGCGCGGATAGCGGCCGCTTGAACTCATCGAGGCGAACGTACAGCATCGCGAGCGCGACCGGGTAGTACACGCCCATCAGGCCACCGCCGGGATCACGAGGAACATGCCCACGCTCAAGTCGTCACCCGCCAGGTCGTTGCACTCGGCCACGTCCTGCCAGTGGTCCTGCGTGCCGTAGTAGAGGATCGAGACCTTGCGCAGCGTGTCGCCATCCTTGACCATGTAGACATCGAGATAGTCGGAGACGATGTACTGTGCTGCCGCGTCGGAGACCTGTTGCGCCGTAGCCAGGAGCTTGTGCTGGCCCTGGGTCAAGCTCTTCTGCTGCACGGCGAGCTTGGCCTGTGTGGCCGCGCTGCTCTGCTCTCCGGCTGGCTTGCCCTGCGTCGAGGTCCAGGGCAGGAAGTCGATGCTGTCGCCCGTTGCGGCCCACTCATCGGCGACGGCCGCGTACTGTGCTCGGAGGGCAAGCGCAGACGCCTGTATGTCCCAAACATCCTGCTTCACCTGCTGCGCGGTCAGCAGGATCGACTTGGCCGTCTGCGCGGGCAGGGCGGCAATGATCGCAACCTCATCGAGCAGATCGTCCACCTGCTGCACCATGGCCGCAAGCTTGGCAACGGGCTGTGTGATGTAGTCCTTGTACGCTCCCTTGGTCTCATCGAGTACTTCCTTGGCCGCATCGAGCATGTCCTGGAGTGAGTCAAGCAGGCTCTTCGCCTTGGGCTTCGGTGCCGGGAACTTCTCCTGGGGCTTCAACTCCGAGTCCGCGATCCACTCGAAGTGGATCTCCCACTCGATGCGCTGCGGCCTGTGCTCGGGGAATCGCACGGCCTCGATGAGCCCGCGCTGCACTGTCTCGAAGTTCTCGCGGCCCCACTTGACCACGACTTCCTGGCCTGAGCGGCACATATCCAGGAGGATCTTGCGGCCGTGCTCGGGCGTGAGTATGTGCTGTGTCTTGCTGCCCGGCTCCTCGTAATCGAACCCGCCTCCGCCACTCGGCCCGTCCGGATTCATGTATCGCGCGAGCAAGATTCCCTTGACGGTCAGATCTGTGTGGTGCGGACCGAAGACCTGGGCCACGGCCTCGGTGCTGCCGGGGTAGTATTCGATCTTCATGCGCTGCCGCGCGGTCAGGTCCACGGGCCGGAACGGCAAACAGCGGGCGGTCAGGCGCACGAGCCGTCGCCGGCCAGTCGTTTCCTGGATCGAGAACGCGGTGGGCGCCGACAGGACGTTGTCCGCCGCCATGGCCCTGGCAATGTCGTCAATGCTCTTGGATTTCCCAAAGATCGGCAGTTCGCTCGGGAGCCCTATGGCGGAGAGCATCCCCATGTCACAGCCCCGCCACGGGCGCGAGCCGGGACTGCCCGAGGGAGAACGCCCTGCGTCCGAGCGCGTTCACGATGGACGCACAGATCCGATCCGGGTCCTGGTGTCGTGCGTCCACCTTGACCTCGATCTTCGAGCCGCGAAAGTCGTTGACGTGCGGCTTGGGCTTGGCGTCGTCGCCCGCTTGCTTCTTGAGCGCGTCCAGCATGAGCTTGTAGGCCTGAAACGCCGGCATGTTCTCCGTCAGGACCGCGTGGAAGGCCCTGGCCCACTCTTCGGTATACTGGCGCACGAGCGCGTTGTTGCTGCGCAAGCCCTCCCCGAGCGTGTCGGGTATTTCTTCGGCCGTGATTCCCATCGCACGCATCGTGCCCATTGCATCGATCCAGCCCTGGCGCAGTTCCTCGACGGCCTCTTGCGCTCCCGCCGGGATCTGGAGTCCGGCCACTCCCGCTGCGCCCATGCCGAGCGCTCCGCTGGCCTGGAGCGCGGCCGTCGCCTGCTGCGTCTGCAAGAGCTTGAGCGTGCCCTCCAGCCCGCCGTAGGGCCCCACGGCGGCCATTTCGTCGAGCTTCGCGGCGGCTCTCGTAGCCGCGTCCGCCGTGGCGACGAGCGCGCCCGCAGCCGCGCCCCCCGCGCCCGCGACCATGCCCATGTCGCCACCGAGCATGTCCGCCGCGTCGCCCATCTGCTGCATGGAGCGCGCTGTCTCATCCGCCGAGCGCCGCATCGCGGTGATGCCCGCGAGTGCTCCGCCGTGCTCCGCCCCGCCCATCGCGTGCGATATCGCCTTGGGCAAGACGCCGAACGCCTTGCCGATCCAATCGAGCGGAGCCGTCACCTTCCCGAGTATCTCGACGGCGAAGCCGAGGGCCTTCACGAACATCTGCACTGGAGGCAACGAGAAGGTCGCTCTGACAAGATTCGTGAGCGCCTTGAACACCGGCAGCATCGGCGCGAGCACGGTCTTCACGAGGTCCATGAGCGTCGCCTTTGCCGCCGCGAACGTATTCTCCCATGTGTCGCCCATCGCGTCGGCAGCAGCCCTATTCTGCTCCATGACGGACAGGAGCATTCCGAGCGCCTGGGCCGGATCGCCCTTGGCAACGGCCGCGATCTGGCGCGCCACGTCCACGCCGAGGTTCTGAACGAATACCGCACGCAGGTTGGCCATGCCCGCGAGCAAGCGCATGACGCCACTGGTGGTATCCTCCACGCCGACGCCCCACGCTTTGGACAGCGGCACGAGAAGCTCGGTCAGCTTGAACACGTCCTCGACGCCGCCGCCCGCTCTCATGATGGGCAGGACAAGGCCGCTGAATCCGGCCTTGAGATCGGAGACACTCCCGCGCCCCTCCTTTGCCATCTCGACGAGCCTGTGACCCGCTTCGCCCGCGGCCTCCATGGACGTAGCAAAGTCGCCCAGTCCAGTGATCGTCCCGGCCTTCTGAAGCTGGCTGAACAGAGCCGCGACGCGGAAGCGGCTCTGCTCCGCGTGGCTCCCGATGTCTATGATCTGCTCTGCCACGTGCGCGATCTGCTGAACGCCGAACGCGGCGAATCCGATATGCGTCAGGGCACCGAGCGCGCTGTTCAGTTTGCCGAGCCCGACCTTCACGCCGTCGAACGCAGTGCTCGTCTTCTGTGCATGGGCCGTGAGCCGATCCATGGCCTGATTCGCGGGTGTGTCGAACACCTGCCATACGGCACTTACGCCAACATCCGAGCCTTCTTCAGCCATCAACGCCCTCCGGCAGCTTGTGCTCGGCCTTGATCAGCGCGCTCAGGTGGACATGGAAGAGGAGCAGATCAGACAGCGGCATCTCCTGGAGGTCCGGAATCCGCTGATGTCCGTGGCGTGCGCAGAATGTCATGATCCCCCACAGCGCACTCACGCCGTCGCCGTCCTCGTCTCCGAGGTGAAAAAAGCGTCTTGGGTCTCCTTCGGGTGATTGTGGATCTTGCCGTAGCACGCGATGAGCAACTGCGCGTCCGCGAGCGGAAGGTCGGCCCAGATCTCCTCTACGTTGTTCGCGTCCACGGCGACACCGCCGAGCTTGACCAGGCTGCGCTTTGTCAACTCGGCCGTGACGCGCATCTTGTCCTCCTGGTACAGGCCCATCGTCTGGATCGCCTCATTCGTCGTCAGCTCGCGCATGACTACGGGCCGCCCGTCCGGCAGCGTCCAGGTCCTCTGCTGTAGCACTCGCGCCATGGTGTCCCCCGATGCTCTCGCACCGCGACTACGAGAGCAGCTTGCGGTTGTCGACCGACCACGTGAAGCCCAGTGTCACGTAGTCGCCGCGACCCGAGGCGTTCTTCTCCGGGTCGCTGATCTTCACGTCCGGGTAGAGGAACTTCACCGTGTCCCCGCCCGGATAGTAGTTGGTCTCCACGATGTTGATCGCGAACGTGGCGATGTCGCCCTTGGCTCGGTCGATCACGTCCTGGATCAGCGTCTCCGCCTCCTTGCGGTCGCAGTGGAACGAGATGTTCCCGGTTGCGCCGTCGAAGACCTCATCGTGGCGGTTCGTCGTCTCGCCGAGGAACCCCTGCTCCAGGACGCGGAGCTTGGGCCGCACGGAGTACGAGACGATGTTCGTGTACGCCTGCCAGATCTTGCCGCCCTTGATGAAGCGGATTTCGACCTGCTGGCCTTTCAATCTCGGCAGAGACATGAATCACCTCCGTATTGTGATGGCAGTATAGGCCGCCCTCACTTGCACTTGCCTCCCGCCGCCTTCTTCTGCGCCACGACGAACCGGGCCAGCGCGTGCGGGTTCTCGACCTCTTCGTGTTCGGCGAGCTTCCCCGCCAGTTTCTTCGCCTTCTTGAGCTTGTCCGCGGGCCACTTGGTCTCTTCGTCCGCCGCCCTCTTCGCCCACTTTGCGATCTCGCCCATCGGTTGACCTCCTACGCCGCGACTTCGCTGATCTCGACGCTCTCGCCGATGAGCGTCTGGAGCACGATGAAGTCGAGGCTGCTGTACGTGCGCACCTTGGTGATGATCGTGAAGATGCCCTGGGCCAACTTGGCCGTAGTGTTGCCACTCTGCTCGTCCACCAGGTAGTCCTGGATGCGGGACGCGGCCGGGTTCTCCGGGCTCTTGAGGCCCTCCAGGAACGCGCGAATCTCTGCCCCGATGGCAGAGCGCCGGGCGGGCGTGTTGAGCTGCTTCTGGAAGGCGCCGAGGCGCCCCGCGATGCTATCCTGGATGTAGTCAGCCATGCGCCGCCGCGCGATATTGACCAGCGACGGATATGTCGCCGGATCAACACTCGTGACGCCCGACTGGAACCAGGCGCCCACGGCCGAATCCATCTTCGGCGCGCAGATGCCCTTGCTCCGGAACACCTCGTAATCCGTGACAGTCAGGCCCGTGACGCCGCTCTCGATGCCGAGCACGTGGCCGAGAAAGTCGTTGGCCTGGCCTGGGTTCTGCTCTGGCGCGAGTTGTGACAGCACGGACGCGAGCGAGGAGTCCGAGGCCGTGTCAATGAACCCGTCGAAGGTGGACGTGATGTACGCCGCGGGCATCTCGGGGATGTAGGTCCGGATGCCGGGGTAGCAGTAAATGAGCCGGTCAGAGAGACCGACGTTGCCCACGCCCTCTGTCCCGGCGCCGGCCCCCTCTGCTGTGGCCTTGGCGAGCCCCAGGATCGGAGAGGCGCACGCGACCCGACCCTTGCCCTTGGCCGACGCGTCTATCGCGTGCTGCTTGAGGGCCTTGATGATCGTCTCGCCCGCGGTCGTGCCGGGATGGCGCGCAGACAGGACAACGCTCACGTCCTTGGCTGGGGACACGTCGTTCAGCAAGGCGTTGAGTGCGGTCGTGTAGTAGCTCGCCATGGCCGCCTCATCAATGGCGACCACTGCCGAAATACCCTCGCAGTCGAGCGTATAGCCGGGGAAGCAAGCCGTCGCCTCGTAGGCATTCACGGCCGACGCGGCGTCGTTCCACGGCCCCGCGCCCGCGCCCACGCAGCGGCGGATCTTGATGCCGGTCTTCGTGCATGTGTACGGTCCGGCACCGACCCAGTCCGTGGTGTCGTTGAAGCTTACGTCGTCGAGCAGCGCGAAGCCGTCCGCGAACGGCACGCTCTCGACGCGCAAGCCCGCCGGGATCTTGCCGGAGAACTTGGGATACCAGCCGGCCCCGAGCGGGTTGGTCGTGATCGAAATGTCGGCCGTGCCGACGTCCTGTTTGACGTTCACGAGCACGAGGCGGCCGAATTTCTTGTTGCGCACGGCCAGGAAGCCGTTGCCGTCGTAGCCCGTCTTCGGGCTGGCCGGGGGATAACCCGGCGCAGGACGGACTCCGCCGGGGTTCGAGTACGGAGACCAGCCCCCGAGGTTGTCGAGCATCTCCTGGGCGCTCGTGACTTCGATGGGCGTGCCCACCAGGGACGTGCCCTTGAGGAACTCGCCGAGCACGGCGACCATGCCCGTGCCCACGCCCTGTATGCTGCCAGGCGGAGTCAGGTCGATGATGTTGATCGCCTCAATGGCCTTGAGCACGGCGTCACTCGGGATGCTTGTGTATCTCCTTATGATCGGCATCGCTACCTCCTACATGTCCTCTTGCCGCACGCGGACTTCGAGCGGGCCTACCGCCTCCAGCCGCAGCATGGGCAACTGCGCCGACACCTGCATCGTGGCGATGCGGTGCCGCTTGAACGTCTCGTCTCCTGTATCCTCGTATGCGACAGCGCGCGGCTCCACGACGGCAGGCGCGGCCCCGCCGAAGTAGTCAGGAACGGAAATCGTGCGGCCGTAGACGTTGCGCTCCTGCGTGTCTCGGTCCTGGAGGACCTCGCGCACCTGCCGCACGAGCACGCCGCGCATCTCTGGCGTCGTGCACCAGATCGCGACGGACAGGACGCCGGTGAACTCGCCGTCGCACATGAGTACGTGCTCGCCGTCCCAGGATTCCTCGCATTCCGCGGGCACGGGCTTGCTGCCCGAGTACTCGCCGGAGACGGGAGCGACGGCAATGGCCGGGAGCACCTGCTCCTGTGGGGGCTCTTGCCATTCGGAGAAGACCGCGTCGACCCTCTGGCCCTCCCATCGAAGCGCGCCAGAGAACAGGTCGCGCAGGGCCCGTCCGATGGCGGTTGCCTCGTCCACGGTCGGCGCGTAGCGCTCGGCGGTCCTCACGACTGCCTCCCCGCGCGCAACTCCGCCGCGACCTCGCGCTTCGTGAGTCGCCCGGTGGCCGCGACGAAAGCGGGCTCGGTCAGAATGTGGCGGCCCTGGATTCCACGAGCGTGGAGCTTCTGCTGGATCGCAACCGCAATGCGGAAGGCATTGAATTCACGGATCGCTCCGGTCATCCCACGGCCGCCTCCGCCGAGTTGTCGCCTGAATTTGCGCTGCACCCATGCGACAAGCGCCGGGAAGGGTCGCGGGTGCTGATAGCCCCGCCGATACGGAGTGGGGATACGGCCAGGCCGGACGCCGTGCTCGATGAAGGGCGCATGCGGCGCGTCGTTGAAGACCCGCGCCACAAGCGGGCCCGATGGGAAGATCTCGACGCGCCAGGACGACTTGAGCCGCCCGGTGTCCACCGCCGGCCAGGGCTTGGTGCGGCCCGTCCGCATCACACACTTGCCCTGCGTCAGCATAGCCGCCGTCTGCATGCCGCGACGGATGGCCGCGCCCTGTCGCGCGCATTCGCGCCTGATCCAGGCCGGGAACTGCGCTGGCGTGATCGTGATCATGCCGCGAGCCTCCCGCGCTCAGAGCGAGCCTGGTCTTGCTCGCGCAGCCGCATGCGCCAGCCGACCTCTCCGGGCATGCGCTCTGGCGGTCCAGCAGGGAAGAAGCGCCGCCTGCATCCATCGTCGTAGCGGACCTCGTACCAGTATTGCATATCGTCGTTGACGTGCGGGATGAGCGTCGCCTCCGTCTCGCGGGCCAGTGAGATCTCCGACAGCTCGATGTCTCCGTGTTCGTCCGAGCCGACGATATGCAAGGCACGCTCCAGGGACTCGATGCCGCTGAGGCGCGGCGTAGGCAGCAGCTCTCGCTCTGCGCGCTCGACTTCCCTTCCCTCGCCGCGACGCGAGCCGGACCAGCGAGTGCCGATCAGCCAGACGCGATACGGTCGCGTGCCGAAGTCGCGGTGCAGATCTCGGATGTCATCGGCGATGGGCGCGAAGTCGGTCACGAAGTCAATCACGCCGCCATCCTCGTCGCGTTCATGTTCCCGCCCTGGCCTCCGCCCTGCCACGACATGGGATTGATCGGCGCGCCGGTATCCTGCGAGAGCCGGCCAACCCAGTGCAGGTACTCGCGCCGCCGCGCCTCGCACTCGTCACTGCGCAGCCTGATGTCGCCCACGCCTTCCGCCTTGAGCCGTCGCTGCGCCGAGTACAGGTCCTCCTCTGTCGCGTCGCAGCGGGCCAGGGCCACGCGGACCAGATCGGCGGCCTCGGCCCTGATCTGGCGCAACGCGCCCTCAACCGGAAACAGGGCCTGGTAGATCGTCGGCACGCCAAGCCCGATCCCCGCCGCCATCACGTTCTGCGGATAGCCCAGGTGATGCCTGATCCGCGCGAGCTCCTCATCGGTGAACGTGGCGAGGGTCAGTGGCACGCGCCCTCCTTGCTCGGCACGTAGTAGGCGCCGCCGATCTTGCGAGCGCCCCTCAGCTTGCGCCCGTGCGGCATGGGCATGTAGTGCACACCGTCAACGACAAGCCCAGACTCGGCAGGCGCCGCCATATCGGGCGCCTTCTTGTCTACTTCTTCGGTCGCGGGCGCGGGAGTCGAACCCGCCTGCGCGGGGTATGAGCCCGCGGACACACCGCTTGTCGAGCCCGCAACGGGCCTGCACCGTAGGCCGTAGGTCGAGATCCAGTTGTTGGCCTCGGCAAGAGACGCGTGGGCCGGCACGAATATCGTCCCCGCGCGCATGACTATGATCCGTCCGCACCAGTGAATCCGGCAGGAGAGCAGAACGGCGTGCTCTTCGTGCTGGCGCGCGGGATCGATCTCCTGGACCGCGCCCTCGTCAGTCGGTGGCGGCTCCTTGCGTAGCCGCGCACGGAATGAGTCAAAGGCGCGGGCGATCGCTCCCGTGTCTCGCGCCTTGAATAGCTCCAGATCCATCCGATCCAGGCCAGCAACCGCTGCCGTCGCCATGCGCCCCCATGCCCATGCCAGTCTCGGCCGGGCGCGGGCGGACGCGGCGCACGGGATACTCGCTGGAGTACGGCCAGCGGACCCCCGCCCGTGTCCTCGCCGCCCGCGACGCGCCAATCTGCGCGCCCTCGCACGGTTGCTCCGCGCCCGCGCATGCGCCCCATTGTGCAGAATCCCGCTCGGGGGAACGGGCCTGCACCACAGATCGCACACGCGAACACCTCGCCGCCGTCGTCCCTCGCGGGACCGCGACGTGCCCCGATGCCGCCGGCTCGCGCCGGGTGCATCGTGTCGCCGCCTCCCAGGTCCGCCCATGGGCCCAGGCGCAGCGCTCGGGCAGCAGTGGGCGCCGCCACCCGAGAGACCACAGCTCCTCACAGAGCGAGCGCGGGGCGGCCCTGTGGCCGCCCGCGCAGCTATGCGTGCTCGATGACCACGACGCGCTTGTACGCGCTCGAGGTCGTCGCCGGCAGCGTCGGCTCCGGCTGACCCGGCGTCAGGTAGTCCGTCCCGACCACATGCTCGCCGTGGAACGCCCAGGCGGTCGTCACCACGCGCTGCATGACGTCCATGGGCCGCCGTATGATCTGCTGGATGCGGTCGGTCATCACGATCAGGCCGTCGTTGGTCACGTTCCACTCGCCGACCTTGCCGGAGAATCCGACCTCGGTGGACACGATGGCATCCTTCCAGTACTCGATGCCCATCTCGCGGCCAGCGATCACGGTGCGGTTCACGCGGAAGCCACCCGCGTTCGTCAGCTCGCCGGCCCAGAAATCCTCGCCCGTGCCGTACACGCCAGTCCCCTGCCAGACGTTGGCCACCTGCGGGACTTCGTTGTTGCGGTAGAACTTGCAGCCCTCGACCGTCGCGACGACGAACTTCGCGTAGGGCTCGTTCTCGTCCACGTCGATCCCGCGGCCGCGATGCAGGAGCAAGAACTCCGTATCGGCGAAGATCTCGGCCTCGGCCTGCGGAGACAGGTGCAGGTGGTAGTATCCGTCGTCGAACGGCGCGACGTTGCGCGAACGCAGAACAGCCACAGCCTCGCGGATCGTCGCCAGGGTGAGCAAGTCGGCCGCGCCGAGCACGTCGACGCTGAATCCGCCGCCGCCCGAACGCACGATGTACGATGCCGACTCGGCGAGAACCGGGTCGCGCGCCGCCGTCGCGAGCGCCACGGAGAGCGTGATCGTGCCCGGCCCGTACTCGTCTCCGGGTATTGCCGGCGTGGCCGCGATCACCTGGCGAGCGTTCCACACGCCGCCCGTCCAGAAGTAGACGTTCAGCGGGTTGGCCGCGCTCACGGGCTGGAAGCGCCGCGTGTTCGCGTCGAAGGCCCGGCAGAAGCCGTTCAGGAAGGGCACGACCTTGTTCACGCCCGCGCCAACGCTCGTGGTCACGGTCTGGCCGTATCCGGCCGCGTTGTAGAGCGCGGTCCTGGCGAGCCGGTTGACCGCCTGGCCGCCAGACATACCCACGGCCTGCGCGTCGGACATCAGCAGGTCGGCGAGCGTCAGGCCGGCCACGACGATGTCGGTGCCGATCTGGTCGCCATACTCCTGGATGCGAACCGGCCACTGCTCGAAGCCGTAGGTGCTCGGCAGCGGGTCGGTCTTCGGCGCAAGGCGCAGCATCTTCGGCGGGATGAGCCCGCGACGCGTCCGCACGCCCTCCTGCGATCTGTCGGTCCACTGCTCCGGCGTGAACTCCTGGCGGAACAGGAGCTCCGGGAACAGCGCGTCGAGGAACTGCTTGGCGAGTAGGTTCTCCTGGATGATGGCCCGCACCTGCGGGTTCTGGACGAAGTAGTCAGACATCGAGATGCCCTTTCACGCCGCTACGCCGACGCAGGCGGCGGTGGTGGTGCCGGTGCCTGTGCCGGAACGTGCGGCATCGCACGGATCTGCCTCATGCGCTCTGCGATCTGATCCTTGGTCGCCTTGAGCGCGTTGAACGGCTGCGGCCCCCCACTCGGAGGCGCGGCCGGGCCTCCACCTGGCGGCGCGGTCGAGACCGGAGCCGGAGGCGTGGCCGGAGCCGGGGCGCCCGTGAACACGTAGGGCGCCTCGGTCTTGAGCGTCGCGAGGAAAGCAGCTTCGTCGAATTTCTCCAGAGCCGCGTCGTCGAGCGTCTTTACGTGCGCGACGAAGCGCGACATGGCGTAGGGCAGGTCGGCGGGCTTCACGCCGCCCTCGACGAACAGCCGCTCCGCGCGGGCGCGCTGCTGTGCACTCTCGTGGTCCGCCGTGAGCCTGTCCGTCGCAGTCTTGTGCTCGGCCGTGAGCCTGTCCGTGACTTCCTTCACGGCCTTGTCCACGGCGGCCTTGATCTGCGTGGCCACGTCCGCTGCTGGTTCCGGCGGCTCCGGCTCGCGAGTCCCCGCCTTGCGCGCCTGCTTGAGCCAGCCCTTCATATCGCCGAAGTCCTTGAACCCTGCGTCCTCGGCCATGTCGTTGAGCATGTCCGTGGCCATGGTCTTCGCGGCCTTCCGCGCGAGCCTTTCGATCTGTCCCTCTGGTATCTGCTGCGGTGTGTCTTCTGGCATCCCCGATGTCTCCTCTTCGCCGCCCCCGCGGCACCCCGATTACTCCCCGGCTACCAGCACGTCGGCGTTGCCCGTCCCCGAAACAGTCAGCGCCGTGATCGGATGTTGGATCGACCACAGCAGGAGCCCCGTGTCGCAGGGTATGACCTGCGCGACTCCATCGGCGGTCGTGATCTTGAACGTGAGTATGCCGCCCTCCACCTTGACGACCAGCAGGCGTACCTTGGTCATGCCCACGGGCATGATGTCGGTGTTTACGGCGCCGATCAGGGCGAGCGGGATGTCTCGCGCGATGGGGAATAGAACCTGCTCCGCGTCCCAGGCGAACGAAAGGCTCGTCACGGGAAAGGTTGCGCCCGCGAGCGGCGTGGTCTTGATCGCGAGATCCAGATCGAGCAGGTGGGACATGCGAGCCTCCGGTCATCGACACCCAGAGGCTCAGCACGTCGGCCTTCAGACGCGCGGCGTCTACCCAGTATCGTCCGCGCGCACGGCGTAGTTGTCAAGCGGCATCTCGTCGGGCGCTGGCAAAACGTCGAAACGATTGATGTTCTTGCACCGATTGTTCGTGCACTTGATCTCGACGTGGGCACACCGGACCGCGCGGCCGTGGGCCACGATCGTGCCCATCACGGCGAACGCGAGCACCGCGCCGCAGCGGACACAACGCAGTTCGTATCGTGCGTCGCTTCGTGCGTCGCTCACGCCGCGATCCTTCCGGTCTTGTCCGCGCGCACCAAGATGAGCGTGGCTCTATCGTGCGGGCGGTTCGGTGGGTGCGCGTATTGCCGGCCAGTCTTGGGATCGGTGAATGGCTGCCCAGGCCGCCGGAGTTGACCATGCAGGCGCAGCGAGTCATCGCCTACGCGGTCGTCGAGCGGGCGAGCCGGGCCGCGCCACGGCTTGCTCTTCGGCCCTCCCCACGTCGGTCCCTGTGCGTGCTCGTGCCACATGAGCCAGAGGTCCGGGCGGGTCTCCGCGACGGCATCGAGGCTCGCGCGAGTCCCGGCATTGTAGGCGTGCGAGATCTCCGTGCGCACGATCCGCTCCGCCTTCCATGCCGCGTCAGGCCAGACCTTGGCGCGCTGCAATCGCTCAACGGCGGCCTGTGTGCTCTCTCCAGTCAGCAGTGAGGTGGCAAGTTCCCGCTCGATATCGCCCACGGTCTGGAGTCCGTAGATCGCCGCACCGCGTCGTGCGCGGTCGGCCTCCACCGCGCGAAGTATGGTCTGCCGATCCACGATCTTCTGAGCCTCTGGCACGGGCAGCGCCACGTCCTCCGCGCCCCGGAACTCCTGCGCCATGGCCTTGACCTTGGCCGAAGCGTCCTTGGCCGAACGATCCAGCGCGTCCTCCTTGGCCTTGCCGAGCACTCCGCCCAGATCGCGAGAAAGGCGCGCCATGGACGCCTCGACCTGGGCGAGCATCGTCCAGTGGGCATCGAGCGTATACCGGCCAGCCGTGCGCGGCATGCGACCGAGGATTTCGTCGCGGGCCCGGGTCAGGGCCTCCAGCATGTCCCGCTTGGCCGACATGCTCATTGCGTCGAGACGCGCCTGCTGGATCTTCAGCACGTCCGCAAGCGCCACGTCACGCCCCGCTGGTCTTCAGCAGATCTTCCACGCCCGCGGGATTCTCGCGGGCCTTGGCCTCTGCCGCGTCGGCCAGGGCATGCGCGGCTTGATACTCCATGCCAGCGGCCATGAGCGAGCGCTCGGTCAACTCGTGCACAAGGGTGAATGGAATCGTGTCCTCTCCCTGGCCGTCGTCTATCCAGACCTCGCCCTCCGGGATCATGTCTGGGTAGACGAGATCGTGGCCGCCCTGGCTGAAGCGAATCTTGGCGTCCTGTGCCTCGGCATTGCGCACGGCCTCGCCGTCCACAAGCCAGACCTTGACCTCGCCAAACTCGCCCAGGAGCCTTTTGCGCGGCGCTTCGGGCTCCTGCGGCTCGCCGCCCTCGTAGCCGGGCGCAGCCCGCGTCCCAAGTCCGGCAGAGGCCGCGAATCGATCCGCCTCATCCGCAGCCTGCTGCCTGATTGCCGCGATCTCTGCGTCCACGTCCGGGATACCGAGCACCGTTGCGCACTGCCGTATGGCCGTCTCTCGTGACTCCAGACCAGCCGCGATGGCCGCGCCGTGCATGGTGATGACGGCCTGCTTCTGTTCCGGGCCCATTTGTACATGCGGAGGCCACTCCACCGTCACATCATCGTCGGCCGGCGGGGTGAGCCCGACCATTGGGCCGGCCAGCGCCTCGAAGCCCACCTTGCGGCAGAGCCGGATGAACATCTCCGCGAGCCGCTCCATGGCATCGCCATACTGCGCCCGCAGCTCGTCGGCCCGGTCCAGCATCGCGGACTGAAGCCGCTCCACTTCCGTCGCCGTGCGCCCGCCCGACGGCTCGATGGTCAGGACGCAGTGCGTGTTCTCCAGCACCGCGTCGCGCAGCTCGATGGCCCGCTTCGCCGCCGCCTCGCCGCCCGAACCGGCCAATTCGAGGAGCGAGGCATCATCGCCCGGATCAAGCGTGATCGCAGTCGAGGAGCCGGTGCGCACCGTGGCAGTCGGACGCTTGGACTTGACCACGAGCGTCGGGTCCGCGTTGTAGTGCGTCCCACGGAAAGCCTGACTCAGGAGCGCGTCAATGGCGTCGAGATTGTCCCACTGCTGATCGCAGTCTGGCTTGCCGTCAAGCGGGTCGCCAAGGACGACGGAGTTGCGGACCCAGACGTAGGGTACGAACCCCAGGCCATGCGCCACGGGCTCCCCGAGCAGTGTCCATGCCGCTCCCTTCTGCTCGACGGGAGCCACCATCGCAACGTCCTCGTCGCGCGTGATGATGCGGCGATACCACTCCAGGCCCTCCTTCCACACTGGCCCGTCTCGCTGCTGCTCGTATCGCCCGAATGGCCTCTTGTAGAGGACCTCCAGGCTGTCCAGTTCCTCGCTCTCGGGATCTCCGTCCGTCCACTGCGGCGTGCACCACTTCGCATTCAACACGTCGAGCAGCGGTCGCCCCTTGCGAAGCTTCACGCCGGGCACGACAGAGCCCTGGCTGCCGCCGTAGTCGCGCGCGCTAGACCAGCCGCGCCACCATTGCATCGCCTTGAGGCAGGCGTCGAGCCATCCCTGTCCGTTCGCGTCTGTCGCGCGGATCGCCGGCGTCCGGGTCTCCCCAAAGAGCAAGCCGGTGAAGCGCTCCACGATGGCATGGCAGAGCTGCGAGCGAACAAAGGGGCGCCGGTTGTACCAGGGAGTCAAGTCGAGAGGCGTGGAGACGGCCCCGCCAGACAGGACGAATGGCATCCGGACGTCCCGGTCGTAGTATAGCTGGCCGTCCCAGTTGACCGTCTTCTGATCGTGCTGCGTGCCGCGGAAATACGCCTCGGCGCGGTCCAGGTCGCGGAAGCGAGGCGAATCGCCGAAACGACGGTTGCGGTCGAAGAACGCGGCCACGCTGTCGGTCGAGGCGCGGCCGAGGAAAGAGGCGACGCGCATGATTGCCGCGTCGGCGACTGAACTGCCCCGGATCAGCACTGGGCCTCCGAGTCAGCCCGCTACGGCTCCACGTTCGGCGCCTGGGTCTCGAGGCGTCCGCCATGCGGCCACGTCGAGTCGATGTGGTCGGCCTGCGACGGCAGCGGGTTGTACTGCACCGCGACCGCCACGACGGCATCCGCCGCGTTGAACGTCAACGTGTGCGCGTCGGGATTGCACGCGACCTCGCCCGCCGCAGGGGCCACGCCCGCCGGGATGACCGTGAACGGCCCGGTTGCGCCGCCAGCGGTCACGTACACGATGGGCGTGCTCGCTGGCCTCCGCGACAGCGTGACCACGTTCGCCACGGCCAGGAGCACCTCTGTCTGCTGCTTGATCATGCCGCGCAGCATGGTGCCGGTGCGCAGCTTGCGCAGGCAGTCCGCCGCTTCGTTGGGGTCGGAGAAGTTCAGGGCGTATTCGGTCGTGAAGGCCATCTTCTATCTCCCGACGCGCTCCGGCCCCCGATCCCGCGAGCGCTTCGGCACAAGGATGCGCGCGGCGCCACCCGTTGTCAAGGACGCGAGTACCCAAGATGGGGGAGCACAACCCCTGGCCTTTCCAGAACGCGGCGTTGCCGGGGACGCTGGAACGCGAGCATCTTGCGGCCGTCGTGCGTGCCCCACTCAAGCGCCGCACGGCCCGGCAGGCAAGAGCACAGGAACGGCCCGGCGTCCGCGAGCTTGACCTGGCCGCCGTCACACCACGCATCGGCGGGCGCGGGTACGTCCAGCACAATCACGTCAGCCTGTTCGTCGAGCCGCCCGAGCACGTCGCGGATGTCGGCGGCCCGAGTACGCAGCCAGTGATGCAGGAGCGAGAGCACCAGCACGGCATTCCATCGCCCGGACACATTGGCCCGCAGCCACTCTGCCGCATCAGCACAGTGCCAGCGGAAGCCAGCAGAGAGGCCGAAGGCCACGGCAAACCGCGCCGCGATGCGCAGCACATGGAGATCCTGGTCAACACAGTCGACGGCGGAGAAGCCCAGACGCACAAGTTCTCTGCTGAACCGGCCCGTGCACGCGCCGAGATCCAGGGCCGATCCGCAAGACACGCCGAGCCTCTCCAGCCCGTCCCGCATCGCTCGCACCCGCAGAGAGGAGCGGCGCTGCTGCCAGGCGCCGAACCAGGGGTGCTCGACTTCCTCGTAGAGGGATGCGCCCCCGTAGATCGCCCAGAGGTCCCGCTCCATGGCGGCCCACATGGGCGAAACCTCGCGGATGTCCACCTGGAGCCATTCACAGCCCTCCGCAATGGCGCGGCTTGCCCTGTGGTGGCCATCCAGGAGCTCGAATCGGCCGTCGCCGGTGATGCGACAGGGGAGCGCATCCAGGGAGAACGGACCGTTCATGAGCCCGGAGCGGTAGGCGACTACCTGGGACACGGCCGCGGGATCGCATCCCCATCTATTGGGCAGGCCCTTCGCGTACCAACTGCCCTGCGTGGGCCGACCCGCGAGCACGGCGTCCACAAAGGTCCGGTGCGGAGTCAAGGCAACGGGCGCACCCGTGTTGAACTCGTAGACCATTGATGCCTGGACGCACAGGATCGTGCCCATGGTCCTACTTCCACACGACGATCACGGGCTGCATCGCGTCGGCATTATGCCGCGTCACCGCTCGGGCATGGAGCACGGCAAGGGCGAAGTGCTGCCATTCCGTGCCCGAGGTTGGAACCCACGGCCACGGAACTGACCAATCGCCCACCTCGGCCTTCTGCGAGAGCAAGGAGACATAGTAACTATGATAGAAATTGCAGTGATCAAAAACGATGACGCCGCCTGGCCGCAGTCGCGCGAAGAGGCCCGTCAGGACGCGGAAGCCCTGGACGTTCGACAGGTGATAGAAGACGGCCATGGAGTAGATGATGTCGAACGTCATGTCGGCGGGCAAGTCCTGGGGCCAGTCCACGCGCAGACACCGCGCAGTCGGGACGTTTGCGGCACAGCGAGCGAGGATGTCCGCCGAGGCGTCGGCGCAGACGAGCGACTTGCAACGAGGCGCCACGGCCTTGGCGATACGGCCGTCGCCGCAGCCGTAGTCGAGCAGGTCCTTGCCGTGCGGCGGGCCGGCGAGGCCGCAGACCATATCCGCCGAAGCCACGCCCGAGAGCCAATACTGTTCGTCCGTGGCGTTCGCCCCGCCGTCAATGGCCTTGCGTCCGTGCTCCGCGTGGAGCCGATTCCATGTCGCGCCGAAGTCCATCAGGCACCTCTCTTCAGGGCCGCGACGGCCTTGCCAACGAAGCGTCGCGCCCAGTCCTGATCGTAGTGCGCCCAGGAGCACGTCGGCGAGAGCGGCGGTGCGTCCCAGGGAACAGCGAACACCGGCCATCCGAGCGGCGCAAGCGTATGCACCATCTCGGCTTGGTGCTCCATGAGCCTGGCCCGATACTCGCTCTCGCCGTGCACGCGGTATCGCCCCGAATGGTAGAGCACGATGCCGCCACGACCTCCGCTTACTTGCAGTGCGTGGTGGACCGCGAGCCAGTCCGCGCGGACATCCTCGACGGAACGCTGCGGCAGGCCCGGATATCGAGCGCGGAAGCCCTTCCAGTCCGGCGTCTCCCATGGCGCGCCCTCCGGCCGGATGGGGACGCCGTCCACGTCGTAGTAGTGATACATCGCGTCCGCAAACGGAGACCAAAGGACGGCGCCTATGTGCTCCGATTCCGCGGGCAGATCGCCGAAGTACGAGAAACCGAACGAGCGCAGCGCATCACAGGCGGCCGCGTATCGCTCTGCGCAGTCCCGGTCGCCTGATACGAGCGCGCGCACCACGTCAGAGCGGAGATATTGCGTCGCCACACACGGATGCGTCGCGGCCCACGGCAGGCCCACACAGCCAACGGAGAGGAGCGGGCGGTCCGTCACTCCAGCCCCCTCATGATCGTACCGATCAGCCCGCCTACATGGACGGCTGACCAGCCGCGCGCGAGTTCGCGGGCCACTTCTGCTCGCTTGTCCAGGGCCTCGCGCGGTTCCTCCGCAAGAGCCCGGAGCCTACAGGCCAGGTCATCCGCCTGGCGCGTCTCGGCAATGTAGGCGCCGTCCTCTCCGCCATGGCCCATGAAGGGCCGCGCTGGTGATGCCCCGCATGACAGGATCGGGCAGCCCAGGGCCGCCGCGTCCACGACCGCCGCGGAAAAGCCCTCGTGCAATGAGAGCGACGCGAACACGTCCAGCGAGTCGTACCACGCTGGCATGTCCTCGGGCCGCAGGAGTATGTCAAGACCCGCGACTTCGAGCGTGACGGCCACGCCCATATCGCGCGCCGTCGTGATGGCCTCGCGCATCACGCCCACGCCCTTGTGATCCAGCGCGTTATGAGACCAGCCGTTGCTGATCATGCCGACGCGCAGGCCCTCATGGGGCGTCACGACCCGCTCCCGCTTCGGGTGCACAGGGTCGGACGGGAACGGATGGAACACGGCATCGGGCCGCACGACCAGAAATCGAATCGACTGCGTGAGCAACCCGTCCGCCAGGGCCAGGGCAAAGGCGAATGGCTCGCGGTTGTGCCAGGAGTAGTCATCCACTACGTCCGCGAGATACTTGCAGCCGGGCCGCGCGAGCCCGCGCTGATGCAGCTCGGCCAGAAACCACCAGGACGTGCAGTAGACCACGTCCGCGTGCGGCATGCCCGCATAGTTGGGCTGGTGGCCTTCTCGCAGCGCCGCAAGCGATGGGATCAAGTAGTGCGTGCTCGCCTCGATGCCGCGCCCCAGGTGCGGAATCACCCGGCGCGCGAACGAATCCAGCGCCCATCCTGGCACGTCAACGACGAAGACAGCCTTCATGTTCCTCCTGTCAACGCCTCGATCATGCGCGGCAGATCCTCTCGTTGCCAGCGGTCAACGTCCGCGAGGTCGCGGACGCGACGCACGGCCGCCTGGCGACAGCGCTCGCGGATCGCCGGTGCTCGCGTCGCGATTGAGTTGAGCGCGCCAGCCGCCACGGTCGCCAGATCGCCAAGGTCTGGCAGGACGAAACTTCCCGTCTCTGGCGTCGCCACATTCCGCACGTCGCCCACGTGCGTCGAAACCACAGGCACGCCGGCGGCGAGAGACTCCCAGACCATGCAAGGCGAGCCCTCCGCGAACGAGAGCAGCAAGGTCGCGTCGCAGGCCGAATAGAACGGGCGCATGTCCGCGGTCGGCGGAAGCTCATGTACGCGATCCGCGATGCCCAGATTGCGGGCGAGGGTGCGCATCGAGTCTCGACAGTCGGACCAGTAGCGGACGAACTCGGGCGCCTGGCGCTCGTCTACGAGCCCGGCCAGGGCCAGGTGAGCGTCGAGCCCGAGACGCCGCAAGATCTCGACCGCCGCTACGAGCGTGACCACGCGCTTGCCCCAACAGGCCCGACCTGCATACCCTACGATGAAGCCGCGAGCGGGCAGGCCCAGGGCAACGCGCGCCGCCGCCTGACTGAGGGCCGCGAACTCCGCCGCGTCGAAGCGGTTGCGGACGCAGACGACGCACTGGCTCGGCACGCCTGCGGCGATGGCCTCGGAGACCTCGTGCTCGGCGATGACCACGACGCGATCCCAGAGAGGCAGCAGATCTGGAGTGAGGAACCGCCGCGACCAGGTGCCGAGCGAGTGCAGGACGCAGGACATGTGCCGCACGAGCGGCCGAGCGCGCGGCAGAAGCGGGATAAGCGGCTCCGCGATGTCGCAGACAAACGCATCTTCAGGCTCCAGGTGGCACGCAAGCCACGCGGTCGTCAGTCCGCGCGCGTCAATGACCCGCACGGACGGCCGCAGCATGCGCTCGAAGATGCCGCCCGGATGGCAGACCAGGACCGCGATCCGCACGCCCGCATCGGCCAGCGCGTTGATCCACCCCATGGCCGCGCGGTCAGCACCGCCGAGCCCAAGTGAGAGACAGGCAAACCAGAGGCGGCCGGTCATACTTCGTTCTTGCCCCTTGGTCTCGGCCGCTCCGTTGCTCCCCACCTTGCCCTTGCTGCCTTGTGCGCTCGCTCGCTCCGCTGCTTCGGCGTGGCCTTGCGCGCGGCGGCCAAGCCGCCCATGCGGGCGAGGTCAGTGACAGTAAGGGGCGGACCGCCTTGAATCTCTAATGGCAAGACATGATGGGTGCGGCCCGCCATGCCGAGGAGGCTACATGCTTGCCGGAACGCTTGTCAAGCGCTCTTCACCACCGCCCCATGAGCTGGCTTGCACCGATGGGGATCACGGCCCCGAAGTTCTCGTCGGCGTGAGCCCGCGCGATGAGAAGGGCGGCAAGGCGGTCGCCCATATGCTTGTCCGGCGCATAGTAGAGGATGTCCTGGATGAGCTTCGCGACCTCTCCGCTCGCGGGTTGCCCGTTGATGCTTGGGATCTCCCAGAGGCCCTGTTCAAGCTCGACGGCGAACTTCTCGAACTCGAACTGCAACGACGCCTGGCCCGAGCCAGTCGTGTGCGGCCGGACCAGAGCTGTCGTGAGCCAGCGCGCGGTCTGCAAAAGCAAATCCTGCGTCGCGTTGTTCTCGACCCAGAAGATCGGGCTGTAGCGGGCGTTGTGGTCCGCGATCCGCTGCACCATTTCCGGCGCGGTCCACTTGCCTCCCTCGACGCAGAGCAGACGCCGGGTACGATTGCGCCGTACCAGGAGCGACACCATCGCCGCGTCGTCCGCCGCGGCGCGACGCGACGCGGCCAGGTCCATGCCCACGAGGATGAGCCCGTCGCCGTCGCCCTCGCGCTTGAGGTCCACCGCGGACAGCGCAACCCCGCCGCGACCGTCCGAAGTCCGCGTCCCCTTGTGCAGCGCAGCATCGATCCACGCGCGCTTGACCCGCGATGTTGCTTCGTCGTGCGGCTCGTTCAGGAGTTGCCGCGCGAACTCCCAACTGCCGATCTCCTGCCGCTTGGCCTCCAGGCGGGCGAGCGGCCACTGCTCGGGCCAGAGCGGCGTGCCGTCCGCGACGATGGCTCTGTCCACAATGGCGGGCCAGCCCTCGCGCATGAACGTGTGCGGCACGTCGTCGGGATGCCAGGACGTGCCGATCAGAACGGCGCGTGCGTCGGCCGTGAGTCGCCCCAGGAGCGTGGCCTTGATCCAGCCCACGGCGTCCGCGCGTCCGGCCGGTGTGCGCGTGTTCTCGTAGTCACACACGTCGTCCATCACGAGCCAGTCGAGCCGGGTCCCGAGCACGGAGCCGTGGACGCCGAACGCCTGGATGCTGTAGTCCTTGATGCCCACGGCGCGGCCGGCCAGATTGATTGCACTGCCTGTCCACGGCTCGCCGGGCCGGAGAGACGGGAACACGCGCCGGAGCTTCTCGTTGCGCGCCACGTGGTCCCGGATTGCTCCGAGCACCTTGGCCGCCTGGGAGTACGTGTTGCAGCACAGGCCGGCCCGCAGGTTCGGGTTTCGGCCGAGTTCCCAGAGCGTCCGGGCAATGGCGAGCTGCTCCGTCTTCGCGTGCTCGATGGGCGCCAGGATCACTGACCGCGGATGCGCGGAGACGAGCGCTTGCCAGCGCCGATGACAGTCCGCGTTGCGCCACGGTCGCTTCTTCTGATCGGCGAAGCAGAACTGCGTGAGTGCGTCCAGGTCGTCGCGGGACTCCTCGGTTGCCTCGTCCTCGCACGCAGCCAGCACGGCCTCGTGCTCCGCGAGGAAGTCGGACTCGCCACACCACTGCGTCTTCTCTTGCGGGGAGCCCCTGAGACGATGCCGGCGGGCCATGGATCAGGCCCCTATGGGCAGAGAGCGGAGTGGCTCAGGTCCCGGAACTGCGCGCGCCCGCCGCCGCCCTCGCGCCTCCGCCCTTGCCGCCCTTGCCGCCCTTGCCGCCCTTGCCGCCCTTGCCGCCCTTGCCGCCCTTGCCGCTTGCTGTCTTCTTGGCCATCGCACTACTCCTGCCGCCTCAATGGCAGCGCAAGATCATTCGACGCCGCATCGGGCTTGCTTGTCAAGAATCGAATGCTCGCCTCCGGAAGGGCAATCCCTTCCTGTCTCGCCACGGTCAGGCCGTCGAGGTACTTGTCCCCACACCAGCCTTTCGCGCACAAGAACGCCTCTTTCTGCTCGCGCGACTGAAAGCACAAGCAGCACCAATACTCGGAATCCGTTGCCGCCACGAATCGCCGGATGTCCTGCGCTCGGCGTTCGGCGAATGCCCGCTGCACGGCATTCAGCTCCGCCTTGCAATCGGCCTCCGTGTTGTTGGTCCGGACCACTCCCGCGAGAGGATCTGGTCGCGCGGGCGCCAGAACCACCGCTCCATCGTCGGAGCCAAAGTCGGTCTGTGCCAATGCCGCGAGCGCCGCATCGTTGCCGAGACGACGCAATGCCTCGATGTCAGGGTCAGCGTCGGGAGCACTCATAGCGAAACACCTCCAGGTCTGCCATCGGGAACCACTCCAGGATGCGAGCATAATCTCGTGGATACCACTGCTTGATGCCGTAGAGGAAACGAAAGTCGAGCCCGTCGAAGCTCCGGCCGAAGATGCGGTACTCGGCCGGAAGCCTCGTTCCGCAGCGGTGAATCAGGTCCACTACCGCCGCCTTGTTCATGTCCCACACCGGGAAGTACGTGTGCTTCTTTCGCCGAATCGGGCCGTACTTCGTGAACGCCATGCGGCGCTGTATATTGTCGCAGGCCCGAGTCCCGACCGCGTTCCACGGGGAGACAGACAGGCCCACGTCTTCCGCCACGTCGTCCCGCACGTCGTCATCCGAGAACCGCGCCAAGCGGCACGCCGCGATGATCGGGCCGCGCTCCGGCGGCTGAAACACTCGGTTGCGGAGCATCCGATACAGGGATGGGTGCGGAACGCGGATAATGTGACAACGAAAGAACTGCTCATAGTAGTGCAGTCCCTCTTCGACGAACTCCAGGTCGGGCACCAGGTACTTGTAGAACGGGATCACCTCGTCGAAGACGGGGCGAAGCACCAACCACGCCGCGAGCGAGTCCTTGCCGCAGGAGAAGGCCAGCAGGGTCCGCGGTGTTTCCGTTCGCACCTGTCGCGCGACTTCTAGGCCAGTCGGCCATTGCGGCGCGAGGTTCATGCTGTCTTCTCCGTCGCCTCGGGCGCGCCCCCCACGATGAGCCGCAGCCGCTCCTTGGCCCGCTCCCGCACGTGGGGAGGCAAGGAGTCGAGCCGCTCCTGGAGCGCAAGCCAGCGCCGTTCGCGTGCCTCCGGAGTGTCCGCCTGCAAGGCCACTCGCTGGTCTGGCTCGCCGTGGAGGAACGCATACAGCCGCATGAGCTTGTCGATCATGGGCACGAGGTCAGACGGCTCAATATCCCTCGGGTCAAGCGGCTCCACCTTCCAGACGCCGCCCTCCTTCACGCCCGAGACGCGCTGTATAATCTTGCTGACCAGTGCATCGATCAGCAGCAGAGCGCGGTCCTTGGCCTTGAGTAGCCGGTCTTCCGTCGCGCGCTGGCCTGCTGCGGTGAATCGCCGCAGTCGCACTATGAGCGGCTCGATGCCGCGAGAAGGGTCGCCATGGAGAATGTACTTGCGGACCGTGTTCTCGTTGACCTTGCATGCTCGGCGGACATGTTCCATGGTGGGGTGTTCGCAGTAGGCCGCGAACATTTCCTCTATCCGGGCGGGTGTCAGCTTCTCAGCCATGGGCGCCTATCCGCGGCTCGCACGACGTGGGATCAAGGCGCGGGTCGAGAGAGAGCGTCTCGGCAAGGACTCCCCTCCAGGGGGCGACGGCGTGCGCGTTGGTGTCGCGCCGTGTCGTCGCTGAGGGCGGGGCAGAGGACGCCCTACTCCGCCCGCCCCCGGAGGCGAGCTCCTGCCGAAACCCATGTTCTCCTGTAGCCTGCTCTCTTACGGGGCTGTGGTGTGGAACGCGGCCGTTCCGCCCTCGTGGCAGGTCAGTCGAGCGCATGTCGCCCGTGAACGCAAGGCGGTGAGTCGTGTCCGGCGTCCTGTTTCGGACCTCCCCCCGCAAGCAGACGCGACGGCCTCGGGCGCACCATCGCCCGAGTTGCCGCAGCACCGTCGCACCGCACCGCCGCCACTTGTCATTCACGAACCGCCCGGCCACTTGTGCCCGTTCTTGGGGCCGTGCTGACAGCGCGTTGGCGCGACCGGGTACGCGCCGAACACAGGATACGAGCGCACGGGATCGGCTGTCAAGCGACCGGCGGATGGAGCGCAACTCGGCGGCGTGGTCAGTCATGCGGCCGGCTCCAGATCATCGAACGCCGCCCCGTCCTCGCGCGTCGCCTTCCTGCCTGTGAGCCGCTGCCAGCGACGGATGATCACGTCGCAGTAGTGCGGGTCAAGTTCGACAAGGCGCGCAATGCGACCCAGTTGCTCCGCCGCGATGAGGGTCGTTCCCGAGCCCGCGAACACGTCAAGAATCGTCTGGCCGCGCGTCGAAAGCCTCTTGATCATCCATCCCCACAGAGCTACCGGCTTTGGGCATGGGTGGTCTATGTCGGCGGCATTGGCGGGCACATTGAGATTCAGCGCATCGGGCCAAGATCCTCGCCCGGCGCGCGACCTCGGATCTTTACCATAGGCCAGGAATGGGGTCCAGCAGTTGAAACCCCATGGTGACGGAAACGGACCTGCACCATAGAACCAACAAAGCACCCAATCGGGACACGGATATAACCATTGCTCTCTTATCCCACACGAGAAAACAACGGCATGTGCCGCCTCGCGTGCGAGCGGCAGCCACCTTGCCGCGAGCGCACGTGCGGCCTCCTCTGAATCGTCAAATGATCTATATCCCAGGCCCACGCCGTACGGCGGATCCGTCAGGCAAACATCAGCGGTTTCCCCACTCATGGATTTTGCAACAGCGGCCGGATCGGTGCAGTCCGCGCACAAAAGCCGGTGCCGCCCGAGCATCCACAGGTCGCCCGGTCGCGAAACCGTGGCCTCCTGCGCAGCCGGAGCCTCGTCCTCGGCCGTCGGGCCATCCGGCTCCGACGCCTCGGACGTTGTCGCCGCCTGCGCCAGTTCGTCCATGAGCACGTCGAGCCGCAGCGGCCCGAGGTCTACTTCCTGTGACGCAAGCTCCTCAAGTTGCCTGAGCGCGTCTTCCGTAAACTCGCCGCCGATGCTCGGGTTGTTCGCTGCGATGTTCGCCTGCCGCTCCGTCTGTTCATCCCAGTCCACCACGCGCACGGAGAAGCGCTCACCCGTGGCAGGGTGTTCTATCCAGCGCCGCTCGCCGTCCACGATCCATTCGGTCGCCCCGGCCGCGCGTAGTTGCGCAATGCGCTGGTGTCCCGTGACCAGGTGCCCGGTGCGCCTGTTCCATGTGATGCCCGCGATGTCACCAAAGCGGCGCAGGCTCTCCCCGAGTCCGGCCGCGGCTTCGGCGGTGATCCGCCGCGGGTTGCGCGGGTCGGGAGCGAGGTCGGCGATGTCCCGCGAAGTCTGTTCCCTTCTCACTTCTCGCTCCCTGGCTTTGATCTGCGAACCGACAAGCAACTGGCCACAAGCGCGTTGGCCCTCGCTACGGCCAGGGCCTTGGCGGCCTCGGCCAGCTTGCCGGACAACTCCGCAATCATGTCAGTGTCTTTGTCCTCGATGAAGACTGCGCGCATGATGGCCCCAGCCATCCGGCGCACCCTCTCCCCGGCCTCGTATACTGGATCTCGCGGCGTTGTCGCTTTTGCCGCCGCTGCCCCGCGAGCCATTCTCCCCCCGATGCGCCTCCCCCGTGGCGCGTGTTCATTCTACCGCCGTGGCGCCCCGGCGTCCACCTCAGCCCCTTTCCGCCAGGATCTCCTCTACCGTCGCCTCGTCGTTCAAGATGGCGAGTATGTCGTGCGGGAACAGCTCCGCGCCGCACCTGCATGCCCAGAGCGACAGGTAGTTCGCGTTGCGGTCGTCCTCCGAGTCCACGTAGACCTCGTGCCAGAAGTGCCGATGCTCGCTCATTGCGCGTCGCGCTCCGCGAAGACCTCTTCTATCGTCGCACAGCGCGGGCCGCGCTTCGCCTTCCGCTTCGACGGCTCAATGCCCTTCCGCCGCGCCGCTTCCATGAGCATGTCCGCTTCCTGTCGAGCACGCCGTTGCCGCCAGCCCCAATAGCGGGCGGCAGCCCGCATGACGCGCGCGAGCCCGGCCAGCACCTCGCCCTCTTCATAGAACTCCTGGAGGGCCTTCTCGTTGTCCTCCTGGCACCACCGCAGGAGATCGATTCGCTCTCCCGGCTGCCCGCCGTAACGCCGCTCGTACCACGCGCCCGGCGTGAGCAGCAGCGCCAGCGGCTTGCGCGGCGCATCGGGCGGACTCCACGGATGCGGGCGCTTGCCGAGGGCGATGACGACGCAGTCGCAGTAGCCGCCGAATCGGGGCTTCACTCGTGCGACCTCTACGAGATCGGCCCGGCTTCCGTGCTTTCGCGGACGGATGTTCGTATCCGCCTTGGCGGCGCACAGATCTTCAAAATGCTCGCTGCGCCAGGCCGACAGCTTGATCCGGCCTGGCCCGCTCAGCGTGAGCGGCTTCTGCTTGTCCTTCATGCCGGCCCTCCGCACCCGCGCAACCACGCGGGCCCCATCGGTCCAAGCGCCTCTATTGCCGCCACGTACTCGCGCCACTCCGAGACCGAATAGACCTGGACCTCGACAGGCGGCCCCGCGTCCGTCGCCCGGTGCACGTGGTGGTCTACCACGTCCTCATCGCCTGTGACCCGCCCCTCTCCGCGCCTGCCGCCGGGCTCGACGCGGCCGAAGAGAATGCCCTGGCAGGCGTCTTCGAGCACCTTGACGGCGTTGCTCGCGTCCGCGCCACCTCTCACGATCCAAAGGACGCAGACCTTGCCCTGGAGGCACGGCCCCTCGCGGAAGAGACGCCACTCTGTCGCGAGCGCCTGCTTGACCGCGCCCATGCCCCGGACCGGGCGCGTCTGCCGATTCACCGTTCGCGCAAGCGGGGCGAGCGGTGTCTCAATGCGGGAGCGAGTCATTGTCGCCGCCTCTGCTTCCGTCTGGCTTTCCGCGCTGCCCGGGCCGCTGCCTTGCGCCGCCTTGTCTTGTGCCTGGTGTCTTCTCTCACCATACAGGTGCGGCGACTGTCGCACTTCAGCGGACTCGGCTGCCGGCTCCTCCTACTCATGGTCGCCTCCCCGCTGTCTGCACTCCCTCACTTTGCCCCATCCTCTCCCGCTGTACCCCACTTCCCAGCACTCGCCCGCCATCCCGTGCCACTCCGCCGCCGCCTCGACAGCGGCACGCGCGCTCGTTCGCGGATCGCGTTGCTGCTCGCACGAGTAGCGGGACCAGCGCGGGATCACGCCGCCGATACCGCAGGCTCCAGAGCGCGGGTTGACCGCCTCCGGATCGAACCCGCTCTCCACGTGCAGGCATCGGTGCCAGAGCCGCGCGCAGACGGGGGCCGGGAGGGCGGAGAAACATTCCGTCACGAGCCACAATGCTGCCAGCAGGCTACTCATGCCGTCAGCCCTTCCCGTTCCGCAATGCTCTGGACCCACCGTCCGACAACTTCCGCGACCTGCGGCACGACCGCGTTGCCAAGACAACGGAGGCGAGCACGGCGGGCACGAGCGTCCAGCCATCCGGGAACCCCATCAGGGCCTCCACGAACGAAGGAGAAAGCACGCGGCCGGGTGGGCGCACAGTTGGGATGCCGCTGGAGATAGTCGCGCCATCCGTCTGCGTCGTCGGGCCCGGGAGGCCAGTCATGGCATACGCTGGTCGCTTGCCGCCGTTCCCTGCGTATCGTGCCTGCGCCATGTCCTCTGGCGTCTCCATCCCTGCGGTCGGCGACGGCCATGTCCTCGCCTGCCTGTCCAGCCCCGCCTCCCCCTTCCGCTCGCCACCCCGGCTGCGAAACGAATCCGCGCCCGGCGTCTGCCAGCCATCCGACGACGAAGATCCGGTGCCGTCTGTGCGGTGCTCCAACGTCGCACGCTCCGATACGACACCACTCCGCATCGTACCCGAGGTCGGCCAGCGAACGGAGCACGTCTCCGAAGGCGGTGCCCCGGTTTGCCCGGAGCAGGCCGGGTACGTTCTCCACGACGACAAGGCGCGGTCGTAGCACGCACAGAACCCGCTCAAACTCCGGCCACAGCCACCGATGATCGGCTTGCGCTCGGGCCTTGCCCGCACACGAGACGGGCGGGCAGGGGAAGCCGCCGCAGATGAGGTCGGGTCGGACAGCAGAAGCGTCAACTGCTCTGACATCGGGATACCTCGTCATGCCGGGCCAATGCCGCTCCAGGACTTCGCGGCAGTACGGGTCACATTCGCACTGCCAGATCGTCGGCCCGAGGCCAGCGCGCTCAAGGCCAAGCTCCAGGCCGCCGATCCCACTGAACAGTGAGCCGATGGTCACGGCTCCTCCTCCCGCTCTCGCCGCAGCGCCGCTAGGGCGTCGGCCAGGGCGCGGGCAGCGCACTCGCCCTCCTCGACCTCGTGCGCCCACACCTGGACGCCCAGGACGGCCGTGGTGCGCGTCCCGTGCATCCGCGTGCAGTAGAGTTCCTCCCAAGCTTCCTCGACCCGCTTCTCGGCCTCAGTCATGTTCCCTCCGGCTTCTCGCGGTCTGTCATCGCCCACCCAAGCACGCCAACCTCTTGCTCGAAGTAGAGCCGCCTTCCGTCGCGCACAACGCGCACACCCTTGATGTCGCCACGGAGCGCCTGCGCAACAAGGCACGCCCGCGCCGAAGCATCGCTCGCGTAGTGATGCTTGATACCGTCCACGAGATCCTTGACCAGCACCCTGCCCTGTGCGACCCGCTCTCGCACTACCATGCACGTCTCGCGCCACGGAGACCAGTACGAAGACGTTGCGTTGCCGG